TCCGTTACACTTTGAGGTAGAATATCCCCGAATTGAACCGATATATCCATCTCTTCTAAGTTCTTTTTAGATTTTACATCGGTTATTGATAATATCGCTTTTAATAAGTTAACTCGCCTAGTCAATCCTTCTCCGAATATTTCCTCTTTGTCTTTTGCCTTTAAGATCGCATCCATAAAAAGAAATTTGAGGGCTTCTCCTGAGGTTTTAGTCAGGCCTTGAACATTGTTGAAGGATAAATCAGGGGTAGAAGTTATAGAATAGATAATATCTTTTAGGGTTTTATACTCTAACTCAGTGGCTTCGGGCGCATGTTCCCAGGTCAAATAGTCGGCATCCCCATATTCAATTTTGCCTTCTGCTCCAACTTCGCCTTTAAATCGCAAGGTCTTGCCTATTTCGCCTTTTTCAGGTGGATCAACTATCTTCCCTTTTAATTTTATTATAGGTGCTCCGAAATAATCGTTGGTATCGGCAAATTTACTGATTAGCATTTCTATTCTGTCAATTTCGCTTTGCACATCTTCCCATTCCGGCTTGGCTTGCACATAATATATTACTGGAATCTTGCCGTATAGATTATCTTTCTTCTCTACTTGCCAGGCTTCCTTTTTTATTCCGAAAATGAAATTTTCAGCAGTATAGATATCTACATGATCATAAGTCTTTTCATCTGTATCTAATAATTTATACCGTCTTGTGAAGGCATCCAGATCACCGTTATTATCGAAGTGGGCATATATCTCATCGCCATTCTGGTTACATAATAGAACCACCTTGATATGCTTTACATTATCGCTATCAATTATTACATACCAGAGTTCGGCCACCTTCGTTTCCACAAATAGCCGGCGTGCCAGTTTTTTATTAAAATACTCTAATTTGTTTTTATCACAGATGTTATTTACTAGATCAAAGGTTTCCTGGTATTTATCTTCTTTGTTATCTAATATTAGCTTAGCAGGTTCACCGAATAAAAAGGATACTGCCATATTGACAATTTTCTTTTGAAATCGGATAACCAGTTTAGCCTGGGGAACTACCTTCAATGTTGCTCCTTTTCCAATGGTTTTTACTGGCCTGTTGAGGATGTCATGTTCCCCTTCGTACTGTTTTGTGTAATCCTCGACTTTTCGTTCTACCGGGTCTTTACATAGAATGCCAGTCAACTTCGAAAAATCACTTTCGTACTTTTCTAAAATCTCTTTTATGTTCATAATGATCTCCTCTCATTTATTTACTTTACATAATGCTTGTTATAGGTCCCTTAATTTATTTGCTCTTAAAATATCCCTAATTCATCAGCGCTTTGAGGTTTCTCCTCTTCCTTCTCAAAAATCCGGTCGTTGATTGCATAACGGATCTGGTCCATAAAATGATTATTTTTATCTATTGGCACATTGATGACATTACCGTCCTTGTCTTTCTTCCACTGATACAATTGAATTTCATTGATTGCATTCTGGCATTTCCGGTCGATTATAATTTCGAACTGCTTTAGATATTGAATACCAAAATTAACGCTTCCCGGACCTTTCCTGGCGGCCAAGGCTTCTATCCCATGGCCCCTCAATTCTGCTATCGATTTAGGCTCGGAAGAATCACACCGGATATATTCCTTCCCGATGGTCGGTTTCAGTTTCAATGCTATAACATCATTAGTCAGTCCCTTTTCATATAATAATTCTTGCAAGATATATAATTTCTTCCCTTTTATGGCCTGCCTTCCCGCCGCGCTGGGATCATTACTAAAACCGAAATCAAGTCCATTATAATAGGTCCCGAAAGTATTCTTGATTTTAGTAAGATCTTCAATCTTCCAATTGGTGAAAATCAGATCCCCCAGAATTCCCCAGTTTCCTAAAGTATAAACCTCTCTATAGTAAGGATCCTGTTCACCTTCCAGTTCGTCGATATCATCCTGCTCCAGGAACCTGTTGTCTTTATAGGTTGTCTTTAAAATTGATAACTTATCATCATGATATTCAGTTTCGCCCTCTATCCAATTTTTGAAGTATTCCTTGAATATCCAGTGGGTCCGGATAATGGGATTGAAACATAGAGTCAGGCGTTTTAATACTTTAGATTTGCCCCCTGTAAGACCCCTTAACCTCTTCTTCAATTGAATAAAATCATCTTTTTTAATCTCAGTTGCTTCTTCAATCAAAATATCAGTAATTACGCCTTTTTCGGGAATTATCGATTTGAGTTTTTCTGCGTCATCTAAACCCCTGAATAATATTTGATATCCATTAATGCAAGTTATCGTCATTTCAGTTTTATTAATCTTGAATAATTTCTCTAAAGTAAATTCTAAAATGACCTTCCTGATTTCATTAAATATAGATGTTCTAAGCGTATTAGCTGTATTCCTGATTACAAGATAATTCCTATTATTTTCTAAAAGGTCGATCACACACCTTTGAGAAATAAAAACACTTTTACCAGCACTCGAGCCGCCGAAGAATATTTGTATCCTGGTATCATTTTTCAGATAAGGTATATAGACTTTATTAAAAAGTTCTTCATCGGAAACATCAACTTCTATCATCTTTAGGCAATTTCACTTTGATTTTAATATCTCCCTCAACTTCCAATTTGTGCTTTTCAGAAGGATATTTGTCCTTTAGCTTATATGCCATATCTAAATACTTTACCCTCACATTAAAATCTGGCACATCAATAAATTCAATATTTTTTGAAGTAGCATTGGGTAAATTTCCAGTGCCTGGCTTTGCTTCTTTCGGTGGAATAGGTATCACTGATATTACTTTGGTGGCATCCAATCCTTCTTTCAATTTCTTACTCAAATGAATATCAGTTATTCCCGCCTTATCAAAAAATTCAGATACTGAAATGTCTACTTTTTGTAACATTCTATAACCATATTGACGGGGGTTTTTTGCATTAGGGCTAATGGTTAAAAATGCTTTGGTAGCATTGCCATTATTTTCGATATAGGCATCTATAAACTTTCGTACTCGTAAGTTCCTTTTTAATTTCATAATTCATTACCTTCCTAAAATTAACTTGCTTAAAATATATTTGATACCATGTTTTTTTCGTATTCCCCATAGCTTTAGATTATTGCTTATGCAACCCGTAGATACTTTGTATATTTTGGCTATTTCTGAGATTGAAACGTTATCATTATATTCCCTGATAATATCTTTCTTGTTTTTTAATATAAGATCACGTTTCTCAAAATTATTTGTTTCCATATTCACCCTTCCTTAAAATAAAAAAAAGAGAACCATCTAAAAAGTATATTTCAACTTTCTTAAGATGGCTCTCTATTTTGGAGCTCTACAATATTTGATTTTTAATCCTTAAAATTCTTATTACTTATTATATTCTAATATGGCATCATGAAAATTTGTTAACATTCTTTTTATTTCTTCTTCACTCATCATCAATATTTTTACAGCCCATACCATATCTTCTACATCGGGTCTTTTTCGTTTTTTTCTATTGAATAATTTTATGTTCATTCCTCTACCTTCATAACTGTTGCCAACATTCTGACTATTACCCGTTCCTCTATCTTGCAAGTGATGGTAAAATAATTTTTACATTTCGGGCATTTAATCGTCTGTGTTTTCGGATTGCCATGTATATCAAACCCTGGGCTGCCCACAAAATACATATGATTGCAAGGCCACTTCTTACCGTATTTATCTGTATATGTCCCTGGACAACGGATTTCTATTTCATCTTTATTTATAATACCATTACCACCTTTCAAAATCAATTTGTCTTAACACATCTTATTCCCATCCGGGAATCAGCTTGCCATATTTCTCTATCTCTTTATAGCTTATTATTTCTTCAAAATCAACCCCCAGATCATCACACAAAAATTTAATCATTTCTCCGTTGGCCTTTGATCTTGAATATTTATCAGGAATTATAAACTTTAATTTGGCAAATTCCTCCGGATAATATTTTTTGAATCGCCTTAATTTCGTTTTGTCCTCTAGCCTAAAATAGCCCTTAACTTCAATTAAAAAATAGGTATCTAAATAATATATTACAAAATCCGGTTTATAGTATCTTTGCCCTCTTTTTATTTTATTGAAATAATATTCAGTGGGCTCATATTCCCATTTACATTCCCTTAAATTAAAATACCGGGCCACATTGGCTTCCATCTTGCTCCGGAAATATTGTTTCAGATCTTCCCGGTAACCGCCTTTGGCTACTTCCATTTTCCACCTCTCCATATAATGAAATCTTCCAATTTACAAAACTTATATAATCTCTTATTTACCCACCTTGAAAATTCCTTAGTTTTTCTATCCACATTTCCATAAATCATTATGAAGGGATCTACCCCTAAATTTAACAATTCATTAAAGCGATAAAGGTCCTCTTCAAAAGTAGTATTAAAACCACATAAAACAAATACCATTATTCTGTAGGGCTTGATCCCCGCCTTAAATAATATATTCAGACCTTCCTTAAATTCCCTCTCGTAATTCATTAGATCCCAAGCAAAATGTATCTGTTTATAATGTTTCACTCTGCCCAGCAATTTAGCATTTTCTTTATTGATCAATCTAATATCGAGCCCCTGGTTAAAATCCATTATCCAGCCCTTATCAATATATTTTTGTAATTTTTTAATATGAGAAGGCAAGGCCAGAAAATTATTATCTAATAAGACCACTATGTTAGAATTGGGATTTAAAAATTCTTCCACTTCTGCATGTTCTTTGATATTTCCTTCTTTTTTTCTGACAATACAAAAACCACAATTTCTGATACAGCCCCGGGTAGTAAAACCCAAAGAATAATCAAGATTGTAAAGAGAATAATCAGGCATAAGATGTTCTATTTCTTTCGGTAATTTTGATTTTAAGCTAAATCCAGATCCACCGGCCCAATAATGATCTTTGGGTATATAACATTCATTAATATTAAATCTTGTAAAGATCTTTGAAACATATATTCTTTCATAAGTTTTTATAAATAGTGGGCTATATAATTCTGTTTCATCGCCTCTTCGCTTGTGATAGGCTGACAATTTCATCAAAGCTAAATTATGGTATTTGCCATCAATATTAAATAAGCCGACTTTCATAGTTAGATCTTCTCCAATATTTTTAATATAACTAAAACTTCCATAATT